GCTCTACAAAAATGGATGACTCTTGGAAATGTAACAACCGAAGCAATACAAATCGATCCTACTGGAGAACACTTAGCTCGAGATGATGATGGAGTTAGTGTAATCAATGTACCTATTGTATGTGAATTCACTCAATTGGAGATCCACGGCAAAGCATTGAGACCACCACACTACCCCACAACGACTAAGAAATACCGAACAGGTATTCGTATTCCAGGATTTGATAGTCTTGAACCTACCATATTGACCCCAAAAGATAAACGTAACGAGGGTAGATATCACATGGAAGCGGGCCTGAGAGCTTTCAATACATCTACCGGTTTATTGCCGGAAGCGGATGTAGAGATTATATCGCAGGTCGGCAAGGAAATTGCCAATTTTATCGCTGATATCCTGAAGCAGAGAAAGATGCATGTCCGTGTATTTACAACTATAGAGGCTATAAATGCGCCGAATAAGTTGGAATTTCCGACTATCGGAGCCTTGGACAGATCAACTGCACCGGGTTACCCCTATGACGTGAAGGATAACACCACTAAGAAAGGTGATTATTTTTATCAGGATGGAGAAATATGGAAAATTCGAGATGATGCAAAAGGAAAAAGATTGCACAATGCTATAGATCTACATATCCGTGATGCCAAACTTGGCAGAAAGAGAATGTCAGTTTTCAAGGCTAATCTTAAGGATGAACTTGTAGATGCAGAGTCGAAAGTTTATAGCGAAAGAGCAAAAACCAGGACTTTCTTTGGAGCTCCCATCGGTGCGCTGTTGGCAATGAGAAAATATTTTCTCGCTGCCTATGGTCGCCTCAATGAGATCTTCCAAGATATTCCACCAAAGCCTGGCATAAATGCTGCTGGACAAGATTGGAGTGTCATGTATTACAAAATGGCCGAAATTTCAACGAGAGGCTTTTGTTCTGACATGAAAGGATGGGATTCTAGTGTGCCTATTGAACTCATGCGTATGGCGTGTGAAATTATCAATGAGGTATACAAACAATGTGACCCGGACTGGAAACAAGAAGACAATGATGTACGGACTGGACTTCATCTTATTGTGGAACAATGTTTCGTTCTTTATAAGGACTTAATAGTTCAACTCATTCGTGGTATGGTATCCGGCTTCCCTGGAACCGCACCTGAAAATTCTCTCATTAATTGGGCATTATTTGCAATAGCATTTATAATATTGGCACGTAAGCATGATCCCAAGAAAGCAAATTTCACTTCGTTTATGCAATGCGTCAGACTCGGGGTATTTGGAGATGATAATTGGTGTACTGTACGAATAGATTGCCAGGATTGGTTTCACTATAATTCATTTCGTGAAATCGCAAGAATCTATGGCTTCGTCGTCACTGATGTCGGCAAGACTGGACTAGCTCAGCCGAACCTCCAAAACCTTGATGAGATGGAATTTCTTAAAAGGACAACGAAAACCATTCAAGGGATCAAAGTTGGTGCTCTTCATTTGAAGGGCATCATGAAATCAATAATGTGGACTCATGATACTCCTGGCTATTGTTATTGGGAAAAACCTGATAACGTAACTCACTCATCAGAAGAATTAGAAGCACAAATTGAAG